AGGCTATATTCGTATGAAAAACCATTCTGGTACTAATACGATTGCATTACACACAGCAGGAGATTCTTATTTTAATGGTGGCAACGTAGGGGTTCATACAACTAGTCCTAGTGTTGGTGGATGGAGTTCTGAAAGAGGTGTTCTTACAATAAGCTCAACTGATAACGCAGGTGCTAACAATTATTCTATTTTAGAGATGCAAGGTCATTCATTTAATTCTAGTGGTATAAATGGACTAATAATGTTCCTTGACCATACAGTTGAATTAGCAAGAATACAATCTAATAGTTTAGGCTCAAATCAAGGTGATATAAGATTCAGCACAAATAATGGAAGTGCTAATGGTGAAAGACTACGTATAAAATCTAGTGGGGTAATAGTTTCACAACAAGGTATAGAATTTCAAGGTACTGCTCTTGGCACTGGGCAAACAGGTGTAGCATCAAGTGGTAGTGGTGGTGATTTAAGGTTTTATGCTAATGGTACACAACAAGTTACGCTTAAAACGAGTGGAGTCCTTGGTATTGAAAATGGAGATTCTTCTGGCACAGGAGCTACTAAAGGGATACACATAGATACAACTGGTGTACCATTTTTAAGATATCAAGAAACAAATTCATCTGGAGGAACTGCTGACTATGAAATCTATGTAGCTAATGGAGTTTATGTTTTATATGATAATGATGATAGTGCAGGTGTATATAGTGTAAGCACTTCACAGGTTATTTCTGGTGATTTTAATGATACTTCAGATATTGGTTTAAAAGAAAATATTAAAACAATAGATAGTGGTCTTTCTATTATAAATAAACTCAATCCAGTAACATTTGATTGGAAGAATAAAAAGAAAGGTAGTAATTCAGGATTTATCGCACAAGAGGTAGAAAAATTATTACCAAATGATGTTGAGGGTGAAGATTTTAATACAGATTATCCAAGTGGTAGAGTTGGTGATGTAATTGAAGATGAAGATAAAGGTTTTAATAACTTTGGTAAATCTATTAATACAAGTGGTATAGTTGCACATTTAACTAAAGCAGTTCAGGAACTATCATCACAAAACAATGAACTAAGAGCAAGGATAGAAGCACTTGAAGCGTAAATTAAACGAATTTGCAGATTTCTCAAAAATTCTTCACGGATTTGTAATACTTGGATTTGTCTTAGCATTTATGGTAAGCATCTTTAGTTGTCAAGACTATTACATAGGTAAGACACGAGAAGAACTATCACAAGAAATGTTTGAGTTAGATAGTTTGATGCGTAAAGTTGTGTGGGAAGCAGATAGTTTAGGTATTTACAATAAATTTTATATAGATGCTCAAAGAATTAACAATGGTAGTAATTAATGATTGAATTTATTGTAGGTCTTTTCTTTGGATACATTATTAGTGGAGACGTAGGAGAACCTGTTCCTGCACAAATAATTACATATACTGATAGCACACAAGTAGTTAAAGTATATAGATCAGATTTTCAAGGATACAGATACTATCCTAATTCATTAGCTATTGGTTGGAACACTAATGATTACAGGTACTGGCAGACAGACCAGTTTATTAAGCCTGTATATAGAAAAGAAATAGTTATTAATAAAAAACCAAAACCCAAGCCTAAGCCTGACAAGGAATAGGCTGTAACTAAAAGGAAACCCTAAAATGACACTTGAAGAAAGAATGTCTCAATTAAAAGAGCAACAACGTCAAGCAGAAGTTAATTTTCATCAAATTACTGGAGCTATTGCATTACTTGAACAGCAGATAGCCGATGAAAAAGAACCTAAAAAAGACGATAAGAAGAAATAATGTCACGCTCTTCTCTTGATATTCCTCCAGTACCTAGCGACCTAGTTGAATATCGTTCAAAAATATGGACTGAAGTACATTTGCTCCGTACAGACTTTCATATGATAGAAATACTAGAAGCAGAGGTAGGAGAGTTAAGGGAAGAAGTAAATACTGCAAAGGTATGGGCTAAGGCTTTCGGGGTTTTTCTTAGCTCAATCCTTGCAGTTTCAGAGGTTGCACGAAGACTCTTTCCATAGTTTAAACGTCAATCTTATCACAATTTAAAACATGAATTATAAAAAGAATACAGGCTATTCTTTAAAAAGCTATTCCAATAAAAGAAAAATGCGTAAAGAAATGTCTGACATGTTAAAAAAATACAAAAAAAAGAAAAAATAAATGGATTTAATTGAAGCATACCTTCAACTAGGTATGGCAGGTTTAGTGGCTGTACTGTTTGGGTACATGATTTTAAACCTAATGTCTTCACAAAAATCTCAAAATGAAGACTTAGACGAAATAAGAGTACATTTGGGGAAAATAGAAAAAACTGCTAATAATGTCGAATCTATTATAATAAAATTAATTGATAGAATAGGAAGACAGGAAGATAAATCTAGCAGTCACAGAGACTCAATCGTCTCAGAGATGAATGATCTAGGAGATGAGATACAATTTATTAAGGGAGTAATCTCAAGACTTAATGGAAAAGGATAACTAATGGATTTTATTATGGAAAATTGGACAATGATTATATCAGCAATAACAAGTATTGTTGGTGGGTTCAGTATAATTGCAACTATGACACCTAATAAAGCTGACAACATGATTGTTGAAAAGATGGTTAAGTTTGTGAATTTTATGGGTGCAAACTTTGGAAAGGCAAAGAATGTTTAAAAGATTAATTCAGAGATTAGTTCGTAAGCACGGCATGAAAGGCTTATTAATAATGGTAGGTGACTGGGCAGTTAAAACATCTCGCTCTAAGGACGACGACAAAATATGGCATGACGAAGTAAAGCCATTTATAGAATCTAATTTTTAATGGCTAAACTTGGTAAACGATCATTATCCAGATTGGAAGGCGTTGACCCAAGATTAGTAACGCTGTGCCACGCTGTAGTAAAAGATTTTGATATCACGGTTATAGAAGGTAAAAGAGACCTCGAAACACAAAAGAAATATGTGAAGGAAGGTAAGTCAAAGACACTAAAGTCAAAACATCTTGAAGGTCGTGCTATCGATATCGCACCATATCCAGTAGACTGGGAGAACTTAGCTAGGTTTAATTACTTAGCAGGTATGATGTTTGCTTACGCTCATATGATGGGAGTTAAGCTCAGGTGGGGAAATGATTGGGATAATGATAAGCTCTTTGGGATTAAAGGTAAAACAAAAGGTACAGAAACCTTTAAAGACCTTGTTCATTTTGAATTAATTTAGTAATTTTGATCTAAGGATAAGGAAATACATTCACTCTTGTGAACTATTTTCTGTTTTTGAGCCCTCTGAGAAATCAGGGGGCTTTGTGTTTCCACAAGTGCAGAACGTCAGCCAATAGTAAAATATTAACTGTTTCACTATCCAGAAAAACTGACTTAAAATACGGTCAGTAAATCGGAGAAAAGTATCGAGTTTTGTCAACTGACTATTTACTGACATAGTACTGACTAAAACCCTCGCACCTTTACCCTCGCACCTATGACTCAGCGATCAATTTGTTTATGGTTTGGGTTGCTCTATTAATGTCAGTTTTTGCGTATGTACCGACTGAGCTTTCCGTACCTAATATCTTGCCAACTTGGTTTTCATCGAATCCATTGTTCACAAGCATCGTGAATACAGTGTGCCTGATACTATGAAAATCTGTTTTATAGCCGTGTCTTTCCATTATAATAGCTTGAAAACGCTCTAAACTATCTTGTTGCTTTCTTTTTGTAGGCATAGCATTATATATTTTATCACCCAATCGCTTCAATTCATCTGTGACAAATATTGCTCTGTATTCTCCTGATTTCTTTTGAAAGATACCACGCTCAACATCATCTGGTGTAAGTGTACCAGCATCGTGCCTTCTTAATCCTGTGTGTAATAATACTGTCCAATATATTTTATCAGATTCGTTTTTAGTCACAGCAATAGCGTCAACAATATGTTCTACAGGAATTGGTTTTCTTGGATTTTTAGGCTTAGTGGAAGGGAGGAATCCATTTACTTTAAATGGATTGTTAGCGATATACTTTGAATTTACAGCCCACTCAAACATCATCTTGATTACACTTAAATGATTGTTTGCAGTTTTTGTAGTATATCTTTTTCCATTCTTGCTTAAGAGATATTCTCTGTACTCACAAGCCATCTCATAATTAAACTCTATTAAGGTCTTGTTCTTATATTTTTCTACAAAAGGCTTTAGCTTAGATGTGGTGTACCGAGTTTTTCTTTTGTTGTCTGCATATTTTTTAATATTTAGATCGTAAAACTTCTTATAAACCTCATCTATTTTAATCTTTTTTGTTTTGCGTAGATTAAATTCTTCAGGGGTCATTAGTCCGTTTTTCATTCGCAACACCATTTCATCAAATTCGTGCGCAATCATCGTCGCTTTTCTTTTGTCTGAAGTATATAAGGATGTTTGCTTTATGTAGCCCCGTTTCTCATAATACCAGTTTAGTCGACCTTTCTTTTTAAACAATGTCATTAAATCTCTCCAATTTTAAAAATAACACTTGTGATATTTTTGTAATAGTGTTAGTTTCATATTAACATATCATAAAGGTATTCAACGGATATAATGTAATGCGGAAATCAAATAATACACAAGTAATATTTTATAAGGTCAATGAAGTAGCTAAAATACTACAAACTACACCTAAAACAATTCGTTCTTACATAGCATTAAAACAATTAATTGCCCATAGACTGCCTAATAATGGTGGCTATAGAATCCATCAAGATGACCTAACTCATTTTATAGATGGATTGAAAATTGCCTCCTAAGTATATAACTAATTATTTCCCAAACACAGTTCGTCTAAATACCCCGTTGGGTCGAGCCTATAAAGACCCAAATGACGACAGTGACTATCCATTCCTTGCACTTAGCGTGACCACAATCCTCGGTCTGGTACTCAATAAGGGTGCAAATTTTGACTTTTGGTTGAAAAACAATGGTCGATTTAGTGATTGGATAAGGGATTATAAAGCTCATCTTGGTACAGCCGTACATATAATGTGCGAAGATTTACTCAATGGTAAAGAAGTTAACTCTGATGGTATATCTGAAGGTATTCAACGATTCCTCAATGAGTCAGATATTAAAGAAGGTGGTGGTTACTACGCCGTTGAACGCACAATTCGGCTGTATCTTGAGAGCTTTTGTCAATGGTATAGTGACAACAAGGTATTGACGTGGGATACTGAGCTACAACTATTTGACAGTAAAGTGCCTTATGCTGGGACTGTAGACTTTATTGGAAGGATCAATGGAGAGCCAAGTATATTAGATATAAAAACAGGTACAGAGGTAGGTAGTCACGAATATCAGTTGGTAGCCTATGGTATGCTACACAATTATATGTTTCCCAAGAACAAGATTAAAAAATTATACACACTATACATTAAAAGTGGATACAGGAGAAAACCTACTTACAAAATGTCTGAGGTTAGTTGGGAGCTTAGTGAAGATTGGAAAAGAATACTTCACTTGGGTTTAAATATATATGGTAAGAAGGGTAGATGGGCTAATGCAAAAAGATTTGAACCAAGAAAAATTTTTAAACTAAGTAAAGGAGCTAAATAATGGCTTATGAACAAAAAGAAAAAACAGGCTCATTGTTCCCTAACGATAAAAAAGGAAACGATAAAGCCCCTGATATGACAGGTACTTTTACCCTAGATGGTAAAAAGTGGAACGTAGCTGGTTGGAAAACAAAGTCTAAGGAAGGAAAGCCTTACATGAGCATGAAGGTTAGTGAACCTCAAGCAAAGCAAGGTCAAGAAGACGAAGGATTGCCTTTCTAGTGAATCACTATAGACTGTACGAGGGTTCTGTAAAAAATAATGAGAGCTGTACTGATTTTTATTATCACAGGCTCTCGTATGTCTTAGTTAATCGCAAAGCGAAAGCTCGAAAGCAAGAGCGTAGAAAAAAACACATAGCCATAAAACGCTGGAAACGGCAACAAAAACAAGCCAAAAAAGCCGATGGAAACCAAGCCTAGCTTCGAAAGTCAATTAAAAATAGGATTAAAAGAGGAAGAAACCTTCCTCAAATTGTTAAAACATCGCTATCCTCACACAATAAAAATTGAGGGAGCATTTAAAGAGTTTGATTTCTACTTACCTGATATTGACTCTAAGGTCGAGCTCAAGACCGATAAAAAATCAAATTATACTGGAAACTTTGTTGTAGAAACTTATCACTATGGTAAGCCTAGTGGCATCTCAACAACTACTGCTGATTTCTGGGTCTTTAATGATGGTAAGGATTACTGCTGGATTACTCCAGATCAAATAAAAAATATTATTTTAATTACGGGTATCAATCAGGTCAGGTTTGTTGGCAATGGAGATACAGTTCAAAAAAGAGCCTACCTTGTACCTAAAGAGCTTATTCAAAAAGAGGGCAAGACTTGGAAGGTTGAAGAGTACGTATGAATTGCTGGTTTTGTGGAGAAGATATGATTTGGCAAAACGATCATACCTTTGAGGAATATGGCATTGAAGATGAAGAAGGGGATGGTGTGATAGCATTGCTTCTATGTAGTAAGTGTAATGCTACTGCCGAATTTTATTCCAAATGGGCAGATGAAGATGCAAAGGAAGAAAATGATTCCTGAAGTGTTTAAAGGTGTATGGATACCTAAGGCTGTATTTATGATTGATGATTTAACGCTCCATCAAAAGATTATTGTCAGTATGGTATTAAATCTTAGTAGCGATAAGCCTTGTATTGCCACCAATCATTACATAGGTGAAATATTAGGTATTCATCCAACTCGTGTAAGCGTTCATCTTAACAATCTTAAAAAGATGAAGTATTTAAACATACACATAGACCGTGATAAAGTAACTAAGCAAATCACGAAACGATTAATTACCCCTACCCCTGCTTTGCGAAATCGCTTAGAGGGTCTTAGCGAAACCGTTAATACCCCTATTAGCGAAACCACTAAAGGAATACTAAAGAAAGATAATAAAGAAGATAATAAACATATAAGCGAATCTTCTGAAACGGTAATTAAGGATAAGGAAATAGAAGACTTTGTAAAGTTTTGGAATACCATCCCCCCAATTAGGAGAATCAATAAAACAAGGACTAAGAAGAATTGGATTAAGGCGACACAAAAGGAAAGCGTGAGTACCATTCAAGAAGCTATGGAGCTTTTCGTTCAGCGTGTAGAACCTCAATTTATTAAGACAAGTTATGCGTGGCTGAGTGAGGAGCGATGGAAATCCATACCACCAGAAGAACCAAAACTAAGGAACGAGGGCTTTAGATTAAAATGAATAACGAAGACATATTAACCACAATGTTTGCAGTTCATGGTAAGAGACCAATGGATGCACAATTTGATGAATACTTAAAGATATTTGATAAGCTAGGTAGCGATAAATCTTATAAGCTATTTAAACACGTTAGAGACGATGAAGACAGATTCCCAACGATCAAACAATTATGGGGAATCATTAATAGTATGGGTCTTATAAATAAAGAGCAGTCACAATTAAAGTCTTATGATGATTGCTATTTTTGTGGAGGCGTTGGCTATGTCCCTAGAATGTTAAGTCCTAAACAAGACAAGCGTGTCGTCTATTACAATACAGAGATGTATGCGTGTAAGTGTAGTGCTGGTCAAGACCTACCTAAAAGCTACCCTAAATACTTTGAACAATTTAATGAGTTACAATTCAAAGAGGTAAGGGAGGGTACAAACTATCCTCAGCTTGTATCACAACTTCAAATAGAATTTAATGAAAAGCTACACAAGGAAAGCGAGAAGGGTAATGGCAACAGAAACGGAAACAGTAAAAGTAAAAGGGCTGACGCAAGAACAGGTGGACAAAATACATCAGGACTGGGAGCTAAAGAACTTAGAGAAGCACTTAAGAAGATTACAGGCTAAGGTTCTCAGGATGAAGCTGGGCAATGAAAACCAATCTGTTATTCAAAATCTACAACAACGCATAGATAAAACAATGTCTGAAATTAAAAACATGGGAAAATAATACATGTATTTCAAAACAAAAATAAAGAGAACATGGACAGATAATTTATTTAGTAAATACATCAGAGATAGAGCTGGTTGGAAGTGTCAGCACCCAAAATGCAATAAATCATTTGATAAGAATGATAGTAAACAATCCAGAAAATTGCATTGTTGTCATATAGGATATGGACGGGGTCATGTTCCTACACGTTGGAACGAGTATAATTGTTTGGCTTTATGTAGTGGCTGTCATCTATGGGTAGATAGTCATCCGTTTCGTTCTATTTGGTTGCTTAATCAACATTTTTCTTTAGAGCAAATATTGTTTGTAAAGGATCAATATGCAAACAAGAGGACTAGAAAGATTAACAAAGATTTTGAAGCTAAAGAGCGTGAAAGAGTAAAAAAACTTATTGAGAAACAAAAAGAAGGGAGTAGTGATGGCTGATTATAAAGTGTCGAAGGAAGGATTAGAAGTTTTGCTTCTTGCCTTGCAGATATTTGAAAAATACGGCTACAAGTATCCTAGTATAGTAAAAGAAGAACATTACAAACTAGCAAATCTAATACAAACTGATTTGCTATTAATAGGAGTAGAAGATGAAAGGGAAGGACAGGAGACTTAACACACTAGAAAGCAATCTTACCTATATAATGAGTACGTATAAGAAGATGATACTGAACAAGGCAATGAGAGGGTTGCCTATTGATAGACTTGTGGAAAGACTAAAAAGTATAGAGATACAATTATGGATGGTAAAAGAGCAAAGTGGAAGAAAAAAGAAAGCATCCAATGGGTAATAGACCAAATGGACAAGAGTGTAGTTCAAGAGGTAAAGCCAGAAGGCTCTGCTAATGTTAATTATGACAAAAACTTGGGAGACAAGCATCTCGTATGGTGTGGCAAGTGTGGATACGTATATGATGAAGTCTATGGAGAGCTATATCCCAATTTTCCTAAATATGGAAAGGAGCAAAAAAACCATGAAGAAAAATGCGAAAGACAATTCACCAGAAGAAATTAAAAATAAAGAGGCTCAGGTAGTTGAGTTTATGATGAACGAATACCCTACTTTAATGAATAGTATCAAAGATCATCTGAATTCTTCATTTAGCTTATTCGCCCAAAAACAAATGGATTATGGTTTAGGTAATGTAAGTCTAGGTGGTAATAAAAAACTCGCCTTGCTGGGTGTAGCAATACGCTTAAACGATAAGATTCAAAGACTTTTAAACATATTAGATAAAGACCAAAGTCCTAATAATGAAAGTCTGGTAGATACAGCAGTTGACATAACTAATTATGGAGCAATATTTAATACGCTACTTAAAGATGAATGGAAAAAATGAAAGTTTATTACGACGGAAAAAAACAGTCTTTAAAAAAGACTCAGCGTACTCCAGAAAAGTACGAGACCCGTTTGATTTTAAGATTGATTATAGTAATGAGAAATCTTGGTGGGACTGCATTGAACGTATTGCGATTGCTCAATCTAAAATTAGCATCAAGGATGCAATGGGGTGTGTGGAGAGCGTTGTCCGTGATGACGCATTACGTAAGGAAGGTTATATCTATTGTTCGCCAGAAGAATTAAAGGTAGCCTTACAACGTATGCGTAAAATTTATCTGCGTAATCAAAAAAAGTGATGTAATGGTCTGTGGTAATCACTAGGTTTGGCGATTTAGGTTGGCACAGATTTAGTAGATATAAAAAAACCCTCTAGGGAATATCCTTAGAGGGTTTTTGTTTTAAGGTAGTAACTTATTAAGCCAGAGAATCTTTTACTTGCCTAAATTCATCTGACTGAGTGTGAGCTTTTGCACACCAACTTTCCAATATGTGTCCTACAAGGACTTCTTTAGGTACTCCTATCTGAACTGCTCTTACTTTAAGATTATCTTCTGTTGGCTTATTAATACAAACTCGTATCGTTTTACTTTTTGGTGCTACTCTTGGTGGCATTTCCTTCCTCCTTCCTCTTATTAAAATTATATTCTTGTGTCATATGATCGAGTCCTTCATCATTGCATCTAGCTAGTATTGTATTCTCATCTGCTTTTTCTAATTGAAACCATAGATGCGAACTAGCGTGAAACAATAGCTCTTTAATCGTCATCTTTTCAGTTATGCCTCTTATCAGTCCTGTCTTTAATTCATCTAGTGTCATTTCGACACCTCACTTTCTAGTTTTTCTGCCCACCATTCTGGAATACAATCATCGCAATACATACCATCTTCCCAATCAATCATTGAATAAAGCTGAGGTAAGTCATCGCCATAAAAAGAACCATGTACTTTACAAGTATCGCATTGTAAAATATCATCCAGAACATCTTCATCATTTTCTACAAAACCCCAATCATCCTCTTTTAATCCATAGTATTTTTGATATTCAACCTCAACACTAAAAATCCAATCATTTACTAGCTTATCGTAGTCAAAACTAAGTTCATCTGCTGTATTTCTTAATCTTGTAACAACAGCTTTTAATAAGTCTATCCTCATCACTACACCTCACTTTCTTTTGTTTCTTCTAAGTGTCGTATTAAGCGTTCAAGCCCATCTTTGACTCCACAATGTTCTGCCCTCGAATGACTATCATTTACCCAAGCATCATCTCGAATAATATCTTTACTGATATTCTTAATACGCTCTAATGTGATCTTTTTTTCTTCAATTCCTTCTATTTGTAGCTTTCCACTATTTGGCATATTTGAGGTATGGTCAATTAATTCAGCGTTATCCTCATCCAATCCATTCTCATCATACCAATCAATCAAGTCTATTTCTGAGTTAGCATTTACAATCCACCTTGCCCAATTATAACCATCATCTTCTTTTACTATATATCGCATCACTCCACCTCACTTTCTTCTAATAAATCACTATCAGATTTTCTGAGAATGTCCCAACCTAAAACAACTAATGAATTTGAACTTGGATTTATATAGGTTTCAGTTTGGATAAAAATAACTTCATCGCCATCTTCCCAACCTACTTCTTCCATTATTTCTTTAGGTAAAACTAATTCAGACCTTGCGTTGTCGTGTCCTCTTACAGGTACTACAAAATTAGTTGTGCTTTTCTTTACTAAATCAGCCATTATCTCATCTCCCATTTATTAATTTTGATCATTTCATTTAATTGTGTTTCAACAAACTTTGCTATATACCATTCTTTTCCCTCTGCTCCACAATGGTTACAGGTGAAATTGTAATACATCTGCTCACCATCAACAAAATTCATTCCTCCATAATCCAAGTCTAAGGATTTACATTTAGGGCATTGTCCACACATTATTTCACCTCCTCAGCATTTTTGATATGTCTAATCTTATCCCATTCAACATTATATCTTTTTTTGGTCTTTGGGTCTTCCCAAACTTCAGTTCCTTCGCATCCATAATTTTCATCACTAATAAAATTCCAACTATCCACACCACAATCTGAAAATCCTAATTCATGAAGATTTATAGTTCCTTCAATCGTTGGGTCATCGTTAATCATATCGTTTAAATCAGAGCGTAAATCTTTTATTTCTTGCTCTTGCTCTCTTATGATGTTGCGTAGTCTTAAAAGTTCTTTTCTTGTTTCATCATAAGCATTTTCATAATCATAACTCATTGTGAACCCTTTTCTTTTAAAGTAGTAACGCCTATATCAGCTATTTTTGCACATTGTGTTAGCATACCACGAACTACATCTTTCGCAGACTCTCCGTTGGAATTAGTTTCGAAATATGATTTTTTAGCGTGGCTTTCAATAGCTACTAATAAATATTTCATACCTGTGTTCCAATTCATCGTCAAATCGACTTCTTTAGTCTTTTTCATATTATTTCCTGTTCTTTTTGTGTTACGACTTAATTGTCGTAGAGCCTACGGGAGGAATCGAACCTCCCAGAAACCTTTTAGGCTGATTGTCTACATACAGCATTTTTTAAACTTCTTGCCACTTCCACAGGGGCAAGGGTCGTTTCTTCCTACGTCTTCTGCCTTCCTTAATTGGGCTTTAATCATTAGATTTTTTAACCAAGCGTTATAGTATTTATATCCACCTAAAACCCTTACAAACACGCCAAAAGAACCATAGGATGAGTCGTAGATTCTTTTTCGTTCATCCATTACAATTTGAGCAGACATTTAATAAATTCCCTTGAATAGTGGTTGTTGTTCTTTAATTGGTATCTTGGTTACTTGGTATATTGGCAAACCTTCTTTTTCTTCGTTCATTTTCTTTTTAAGCTCGAAGGCTTCAAACCAAGTCAAGCCTTCCTTGATAATCAAGAAAGGCATCGCTTGACAGACTGCGTATTGTTTATCCATTTTTAAGCTGTAGGCTCTAAAAGGTGGTCAAATTCGTACCTTACAGAAGTAGAAAGAAGCTCTTCACCTCTGATATATGCGAACATATTTACAACGGCTTCTGGACAGCTTAGGTTGGTGTTACACTCTCCGAAGTTGAATTGCTCATATTCTTTTATATACTCGATGACGTCAAAAGTATAACCTTTGAGCCATTCTTTTGCTTTGTAAGTTCCTATTATATAATAATCTTCATTAAATAAATGAAAGTGTAAATCTTCTATAAATTCCTCGGTTAAAGTTCCGTTTTCTTTCCATTCTTCCAATGATCCTTTGATGTATGATTTTAGCTCATCATCTTTAAAAGTTATTTCTTCTAAATTTAAAAATCGTTTGCTCATAATAAACTTCTTTCTATTTTTGTTTTGTGTGCCGTTGTTGGCTCTAGAGTATAGTCACAAGTGTGACAAATGTGCAAGTAATATTTTAAAATAATGTAAAATAAATTGTGTTTGTCGTCGGTAAAAAAGTTTTATGATTGTGCTAGTTTTGAAGTATTAATGAAGGTATTATTCACCCAATCAAGGCACATTATTTTCATTTCAAAAATTAAAATAGTGTCGATGGGTGGAAAGTTGGCTATTAAATTAAGGGTGTGAGGGTTAAAAACCCTCGCTTTATCCTCTATAAAATTAATTTTGTCAGTGCAAACCCCAGTAAAAATTGCTTTTTTTTTATTTTTATTGTGTTTGACCCCCCTAGCCGTTGTCGGGTACTTTGTCGTCTTGACAGCTTAGTTAAGTAATTGCCACAGGGAATATTGCAAATGAAAAACACAAAGAAAAACCTAGCTAAGTCTTGGGGAGAATGGATACGCAACCACCCTCAAACTCCAGCATTATTACAAAAAATATTTGATACAGCTATGACTGATGGTGACCCCAACCAGTTTAAAGCTATTACCACACTTATAGATCGTATTGCCCCACATCTTAAATCAGTAGAAATGGATGTGAAGGGTGAAATATCTCAAGGCGTTATTGTATTGCCTGAGAAAAAGATTAACCGACCCACCCCCCAAGCACCTACAGAAGTTGATAAGGTTGCCGAGGAGGTAATAAAAGATATATCAGCAGAGGCATAAATGAGCTTATATGAAAACATAAACAAAAGAAGAAGAGCAGGAACAAGTCGTTCAAAAACTAATTCAACCGTAGACCCTAAAACTTATGAAAAAATGAGAAAGAAAAAGGGTGGCTTTGCAGTCAAAAAGAAAAAGAAAGTTAAGATGGTATAATGGCTCAGGCTTGGACTAGAAAAGAAGGAAAGTCTCCTTCTGGAGGACTTAATGCTAAAGGTAGGGCAAGTTATACAAAAGGTACACTTAAGCCCCCCGTTACTGAATCCAATCCTACTGGTGACCGTAAATCCAGAAAAAAATCTTTTTGTGCTCGTATGTGTGGTATGAAAAAGAAACGCACTGGAAGAGCAACTGCTAACGACCCCAACTCAAGGGTAAATAAATCGTTACGCAAATGGAAATGTCGCTGTAGTTAATGCCTGAAAAAATACTATGGCAACCCCATAAAGGTGCACAGACTAGAGCTTTACAGCAAACAGCAAAAGAAATTCTCTTTGGAGGTAGCAGAGGTGGTGGAAAAACGAGTGCTGGTATAGCTTGGATGATAGAACCCACCTATTTAAATAACCCTAGCTATAGAGGATTAGTTATTCGTAGAAATTATGACGACCTCCGTGATTGGATTGACAGAGCAAAAATATTTTATACCAGTTTGGGTGTTAAGGTAACAGGCAATCCAGCCGAATTTAGGTTTCCTAGTGGAGCTAAGATTAGAACGGGTCACTTAGCCGATAGTGATGCTACTTATAAGTATCTTGGTCACGAATACCATAAGATACTGATAGAAGAGTTAACTATTATACCTACTGAAGAAAATTATTTACGACTTATATCTACTTGTCGCTCCACCATAAAAGAACTCGAACCACAAGTATTTTGTACAACAAATCCCGGTGGTGTAGGTCACCAATGGGTAAAACAAAGATGGGTAGATGTCGCTAGAAATAAAGAATATATAGACCCCGTTACTAGCCAAAGTCGTATTTTTATTCCATCTCAAGTATATGATAATCCTACGCTAATGGAAGCTGACCCTAATTACGTAAAGCATTTAGAAGGTTTACCAGAAGAATTGCGAAGAGCTTGGCTCGATGGCGACTGGGATGTCTTTAGTGGACAGTATTTTAACAAATTTCGCTACGAAAAACACGTTTGTAAACCCTTCAAGATACCCAAAGACTGGTATCGTTATAGATCAATAGACTACGGATTTGCAAATTATTTTGCAACGATTTGGACGGCTGTAGACTTTGATGGCAATGCTTATGTATATCGTGAGCATTATGAGAAACAACAACCCCTGTCTTACCATACAGCAAAGATTTTAGAGTTAAGTGGGGATGAGAAATATCAAAATACATTAGCCGACCCTGCTATGTGGATAAGAAACCCACAAAATACTAATAACTGGTCAAATGCTATGCCATCGCACATGAGTATAGCTGAAATTATGACAACGGATGGTGTACCTGTGAATAGAGCAAATAATGACAGAGTTAACGGCTGGAACGTCGTAAGGGAGTATTTAGAATGGAATGATTCGGATAAACCTGAGCCACGTATTAAATTTTTCTCTAATTGTAAAAATCTTATTAGGACTCTGCCAATGTTAGTTCATTCAGAAAAACGTCCAGAAGATTTAGATACGACTCAGGAAGACCACCTTGCTGATGCTCTTAGATACAATTTAATGTATTTAGGTAGACCAAGTAAGGAAACAACCAAGCCGTTCTTACAAAGGGAGCTAGAAAAATTATTAGCAATGGAGAGCAACATAGACGGAGTAAGGAATTGATTACTATTGTTTTGTTTGATGAAGACGGACAATATGAAATAGCATTACCTACTAATGATGCTTCTGAAGTAGAGCTAGATGATGCGTCTATGAGAGAATACGAAATGGCTGTAGCAGGTATAGCAACACAATTCTTAGACATGAAAACTGACCCAAATTATTATCCAATAGGAACAAAATGTTAGAAAAATACAATCCAACACCTCAACAAAGTGAAGTAATCAAGCGTACAGAAAATATGTTTCAGATGGCAAGAACAGCTCGAGCAGAGGTGACTAAGCTATGGAGAGAGGCTGAAGGTTTATATCAAGGCAATCACTGGGAAGGTATGAATATGCCCCAGTTTAAAAATCAAATTACAGTAGACCTAATTGCCTCAGCTATTGATACCATGATTCCTATATTGACTTCACGACCACCTAAAATTGACATTATGTCAGTTTCAGGAAGTAATGAAGGAGCAAATGTAGCAGATACCTTACAATCGTTTATGGATGAATTGTGGCAAATACGAGATATGCAAAATATGATTCCAGAATTTTTATTGGATTATCTTGTGTATGGGACTGGTATTCTTAAAACTAGCTGGAATAATATAGACGATATGCCTGATTGTGATATTATAGACCCTTTTAATTTTTACGTAAATCCTTCTGCGACTAAACTAGAGAACGCTGAATGGGTATGCCTTGCTTCAGCTATGCCAATATATGAAATAAAAGAGCGTTTCGAAAATGGTGAGCATGTAAAACCTATGGCTAACCTTGATAAATATTCAGCTACTAAAATTGGAACATCAAATTTTGGTGATGAAAAAATACAGGTTACAGATACAAAAGGTCAGGAAACAAATTATTATGATAGCTATGGCAAAGCTATGGAAGACCTAGAGCCTCGATCATTAGTTATTGAGTGCTATATGAGAGACCCGTCTAAAGAGTACACCTATACTGAAGACGGCAAAGAAGAGAAAAAATTTAAATACCCAAATGGTGTAAGGCAGGTAATTATTAGTAATGGAGTATTACTTTATGACGGAAAAACAAAGTACCCGTTCTATAATAAAAAGAATCACTGTCCCCACCCTTTTCCGTTTATTAATATTAAAAATACTGGCTCACCTCATTCTTTTTGGGGAAAACCAGAACCAAAAAGATTAAAATCTTTAAACCTTGCAATGGACAGAATATCATCTCAAGTAATGGATAACATACATTTAACTGCTAATCCTATGTGGATTGTAGATGAATCTACTGGAGTAGAGAACCAAATAACGAATAAACCTGCACAAGTTATACGAAAAAAAGGTGCTGGTAACGTACAAATGCAAAATCCTCCTAGTATGCCATCTTATGTGTTCAACTTTTATCAACTTCTTGCTGACGTTTTTGAAACAGTAAGTGGAGTTAATAAAGCAACACAAGGTAAAGAGGCATCTAATGTAACAAGTGGTGTACAAGCACAGATATACAGACAAGCAAGTACAACAAAAATAGATTTTAAATCACGAACCTTAGATCAAGCTATCACAACTTTAGGGACTATGTGGGTCGCTATGTTTAAAAACTTAGGCAACAAAGTGCTACGAGTAAATTTTGTAGGTAATGATGGATTGCGAGAAGCTCGAGATATGATTGGAGTAATGTTTAAAGATGTAGATTTGATGGTACGGGCTAAAACTGGAAGCATGTTACCTGAGAACAGAACATTTTTAGAGAATAAAATACTTCAACTTGCCCAACTTGGCATCATAACTGACCCTGAGTATATTGTTGATAATATGGAAATGCCGTCTAAAGAAAGATTGTTAGAGCATATTAGAAAACAAAAGGAAGAACAAGACCAGCCTATGACCCCAGACCAAGTAGGTGGCAATGAAGACGAAATGTATGAAGCGTTAATCAATAACCCTGAACTTGTAGACCAAGTGCAAAGATAAACGCTTTTACTATTTTAAAGATATGTTTAATAAGAAATTTAATTAGTACAGTTCTTACAATTTAGGAGAAAATAAAACTATGAGTGAGAACATAGAAGGAGGCACTTACGGAGTCTCAATAGACAATGAAGTAGCTGACTCCCTGTTTACACCCAATGAGGGGGAGCAACAGCTAACTGAAACGGAAAGTGAAACCAGCAGTGAGGCAACGACTGAAGAACCAGTAAAGACTCAGGAAACTGAGCAACTTGAAAATTCTCAAGAAACTGTACCTACAGATGATGGTAGTCCTGAAGTAATTGATTTTACTGAAATCGAAATAGATGGACAAACCTATACAACTGAACAGCTACAAGAGTTTATAAAAGACTCTAGTAATAAAGCCGATTGGCAAAAGAGCAATACTCAAAAAGCTCAAGAAATTGCTAGTCAAGAAAAGGCTTTAAAAGCTGAGTTCGACCGAATCAATGGTGTGATGAAGGATGATGAAGTTGTAGAAACTATGAAAGACTTACTTGGTGAAGACCATGAGTTTTTTAAAGAGTCGGATGTAAAGTTTTCAGAATATGCAGAAGAAAGTCAAGAAGCTGAGCCAACACCACCTGTGGAAAATCAGGATGATAGTAGGGTCAGTGAACTAGAAGCTCAGGTACAAAATATGCAACTTAAAGAGCAAGTTGCACAAGAGATAAATCAACTTGTACTTACACACCCAGAGCTTAAAGATGATAGCGATGCAATATCAGAGGTGTTAGATATTGCCGTAGATCGGAATATTGCCGACTTAGAAGACGCTTTTACTCTTGCTCAAGCTAGAGCTACTGAAGAATCTGCAATGATGAAGGCGATGAAGAAGTTAAAAGAAGCTGATGAACTAAAGGCTATACCTGAAGTGGATAGTAATAAAAAAGGAGACCACAGTCCAACTGTAGAAAAATCTCCTGATTATGACCATGCAAGGAATGTTGCTTTAAGTGATTATCAGCTATTTGAATAAATAATCTAATAGGGGGAAAGACAAATGTCTTTAAACTATGATAATTTATCTGCTTTGACGAAGGATAAATACATTCCTTTAATGGTAGATAATATCTTTGAAAGTAATGTCTTGACACATCGCCTCTTGAGGAAGTCAAAAGCTAGTGCCAGTGGTAACAAGGTTTTACAACCTGTTGAATATGGCAAAAGCACAAGTGCTGGATTCTATAACGGCTATGACGTTATGGATACTGCTCCAACTGAAGTATTCACAGATGCAAGTTATGATTGGAAGCAAATGTATGCTACCATTTCTATATCTGGTCGTGAAGAAGCTTTAAATGATGGTGCAGAAAGAGTAATTGACTTGCTAGAGGCAAAAGTTAAGAACGCTGAAAAATCTATGAAAGATACGTTTGGCACAACGCTGTATGGCACACAAACTGGTTCTGGTGACGAATTTGTGGGTTTACAGCATATTATTAAAGCTAGTGGAACGCTTGGTGGAATAGACAGGGGTACTTACTCTTGGTTTCAAGGTGGGTACATTGATGCTGTTTCTGGTACACCAACCTATGCAAATATTGTAACGGATGGTAACGCTAACTTTATTCAAGATCACCTAAGAAAAGCTGTGAGTTCATTAACCATTGATGGTCAAAGACCTACAATGATTGTAACAACTCCAGTTATTTTAGATGCTTATGAGGAATCATTGGTTGCTCAAAAGCGTTTTGGTGCATCTGCTGGTTCTGAAGCTGACGCTGGATTTAGGAATTTAACATTCCGTGATATTCCTGTGTTTGCTGACGACCATTGTCCTGCTGGTATGATGTTCTTCTTAAACGAGAACTATTTGCAGTTTAGACATCACAGAAAGAGAAACTTCAGCTTTGAACCTTATCAAAAGCCTCTTAATCAAGATGCTAGGGTAGCGAAGATTCTATGGCTTGGAGCATTAACCTGTTCTGCTCCTCGCTATATGGGTAAGATAACAGGGCTTCCATCTGCTTATTAATAGGAGAAAATAATGGCAATAACACAAGCAAGTTCTGACAAGAAAACTGTCGGAATGGTAACAGAAAAAGACGCTGGTGGGTTCGTTAAGACTTCTATTGGTGGTGTAGATATCTACACTGGCAGTGGAGTACCTGCTCACTCAGCAGTTAAAGGCTCTATCTGTGTTGATGTTAATGGTGCAGACATGTATGTTTGTACTGTAGCAACTGGTACATGGAAAAAAGTAACTAGAGCTAGTTAGTTAAACCGTAAATGTGGGGTGTTTAATTACGCCCCACTTTACACAATAAAGGGAAAAAATGACTGGAACTGAAATGGTAGATATGCTCGGACTAAGGTTGGAAGACCCTGATCAAGCATCATTTACCCAAGCGACAAAAATTAAAGCAATTAATATTGCACAGCGTACTGTCGTAAGTCTTATAGATAACGCATATTTAACAGAATTACAAAGCATTGATTTAGCAACTTCTACGGCTGGTGGAGGCGTAACTGCTAACGGAGTAGCGTCAGGTAAATCTAACTTTACAGGTAGCAGTGCTAGTGATTTAAATATTGATCCTATACGTGGTGGAGTGGTTGCTGTGAAGGCGTACAAATCTACTGGTACAACTGGTGGGTCTGACTTCGCTTTAGTGTCTTTAGGTTTTGCAAATATGATTGAACCACAAGACGTTAAAAGATTAGAAAATTCATATTTAGCTGGTTCAGGAAGTAATCCTGTAGCCTACGTATTTCAAGATGCAATTTATGTCGAACCTTTAACTGGCACAGATGCAGTAAAAGCGTTAGATGTTTGGTATGTAAAAAATCCAACGGAATATACAAGTGGAACGCTTTCTACTGAATGTGAGATGAATGTATCTTTGCACGAAGTAATATTAGACTTTGCAGAATCACAGCTATGGAAAATGGATAATAAACCTGACAGAGCTGGAGTAGCTTATACAAATGCAATTAATTTAATAAAAGCACTAAATGATAGGTATCAGGTAGAAAAACCAAAAGGAATTGGTACGCAGGGTAGAGCATAATGCTTTGGTCACAGATCGTAGACCGAGCTAGTGTTCCTTTTGAGCCTAGCGATGAAACAAAAGTTAAAGCCAAAAAATATGGCGAAGAAGCTCAACAAGACTTTGCTTATCATACAAAATCGTACGAGAGGACTCGTGGCGTATATATAGATAAAGATGATAGAGAAATTGAGCTACCTGATGACTTTATTGAACTTGCTAGTTACATTGAGTTTCGCAATCGTGTTGTTAGGATTTATCCTGAACACAAAATGTTTGCCAGAAGAAATTCAGATGGCACATACAGAGTCGGTACACCAGAATATTATGAAATAAAAGGCAACAACCTTTGTTTGTACCCTTCCCCACAAACTGTAGGTAGGTTGCTTTTTAATTACGTAGCGACTGTAAATAATCTGGAAGATAGTGCTACTGCTTATAAACGAATAAATTATACTAATCTATTATCTGGATATTGGCAAGTTGGCAAGGAAGTGCAAGGCATGACCTCAAATGCTACAGCAACTATAGAAGAAGATATAAATGATAATAAAACTGGTACTTTAGTTGTTTCCAATGTATCTGGCACGTTCCAAGCCAATGAGCAAATTGTTCAACTTGACGAAGAACAGGCTATGAATCTACAAGAACAAAATACTTGGAATAATTTATTATCAAATTGGGACACAATAGGTCTAGGTGCAAGAGCAACAACCAGTGGATTAGCATATAGTTTTGCTAAGGCTGGAGACAGTCCATCAATTTTACAAGCATACCATCCTATGCTTATAGATTATATAAAAGCAATGCTATATGAAGACATAGGTAGATATGATTTATCTGATAGGCATATGAGTAGATATAATCGGAACAGAGACATTGTTAAGGGTCAATATCAAAGTCGACAGAGTTATGGCTCTGGTCAAGTCCAAGATGTTTTATGATAATAGAGATACCAATATTCGATGGTGGACTATTAACAAACGTCGACCCTGAAGATATACCACCAAACGCCACATCTGAGACTGAAAATTTTGATGTAGATGTCTTAGGGAAATTAATCAAAAGAAAAGGTCTGGAGTCTAAAGGAACTTTAAATGGTACGCACCTTACTCAATTATTTTATTGGGTAGACAGTAATTTAACTGGAGGTGCTAATTGGATTGGCTTTGAAGACCAAAGCAATGAAATCATAAAGTTTAATAAAGATTTTTCTAATAAAGCTGTATTGCACACTTTTTCATCTAACCCACCTTCAGACATACAAATAATACCTATGGCTAATAGCTTACGTTTTGCAAACGGACATGACCAAAATGTTGGCTTTTTGCAGTACATTGATAGAGAATTCTTTTTTGGTGGATATACGCACGATGCTTTAAAGTATGATTCTGCAAGTCCTTCATATCCAACAACTTGGTCGCTAAATAAAGAAGGTACTGCTACAGGTTCTTTAGCCACAGGTACATACTATTATAAAGTTGTTCCTGTGTTTGACGGAAATCAGGAAGTTCAACTCCAAGATCAATTTATAAAACAAGCTGTATCTGGAAACGATGACTCAATAGAGTTTTCTATTACTGTAGATACAGACGATTATAACCCAAGAATTACTGGTGCTAATGTGTACAGGCATTTTAGTGCAGACGATACTTTGACACCTGTATATAGACTCGTAAAGTCTATAAACTTATCTACTAAATCAACTTCAACTGATAAGACTGCTGGAAACAGCACGTCAAGAATAGGCAATATAGCGTACGCACACGCAGGAGGAATATCTAATGCCATTTCCACAGTATATGCTAGTGTAACATCAGGCGACAAATCGCAAGGAGTTGTAAGTGTAAATATAGGTGGTGTTTCTAAAGATTTAAAAGGTCATGGAGTAAGTGGTAGTGACTCTGACCATTTTACAGACAATGTTATTTATTTACCGAGTAATGTGAGTTCTAATGGTTGGGATGTTAGCATATCTATTCAAGGTACATATCTTGATGGTAATGGTTCTCAACAAACCTCTGGTGGTGTAAGTGTTAATGGTGTACGATTTGGTAAAAATATGGTATACGATACACGAACATCAAATAATTGGAATTTTTCAGTAGGTGAAAAAATTGGCTGGATACAAAAGATAGGTACTCAGTTTTTAACAGTAACAAAAAGTCTTGGCAGGGCTATAGAATTAAATGCTGACAGTACTGCACTAGGAAGCAATGTTACTATAGCAGAAATGACCAATGGATATAGATTTGAGTCATTGTCAGGAAATCAATTTAAAATACACGTAGTAGACAATGGTCTTACAAACGATAGGACACATCCTTTAACTACCACAAAAAATAAAGTTAATTATAAGCATGGTGCTTTTGTAAACGGAAGGTTTTTTGCTGGAAATGTAAATTTAGATCCTGATGATGAAGCTGAAAAGCACGATGACTTTATAATATTTAGTCCAATAAATCAGCCAGACATTTTACCTGTGTCTAATTTCATACAAATTAAAGACTCACAAGGTGGTGAGATAATGGGGATGCGAAGATTAAACGACAATCTAGTTGTTTTAATGGAAAGAGGTGTATATCAATTATTTGCTCCTTCTGGTAACCCAGCTAGTTACTCACTACGAGAAGCTGATGCAAATATCGGATGTATAGCAAGAAATAGTATTGTAGAAGCTGGACAATATTTGTTCTTTGCAGGTACAGATAATATTTATATGACAGGTGCAGGGATGAGTAGTGCTCCAGTTACAACTGCAATTAAAGATATATATACAGGCTCAACAAACCTAAATCAAACAATAGGCATCTATGACCCTTTAAAAAATAGAGTGTTATTTAGATTTGGTAGCGATGGTACAAAGATTTATGCCTTAGATTATTTAAAAATTGCAAGTGGACAAGAGTCTTGGAATAAATTAACATTTGCTTCAGCAAAATCCGTAGACCTTTTATCTATAGATGCAGATTTAAAAGTTTATACAACTCACAATGAAAGTTAAGTATGTTAGATAGTATAGGAATAACTGGTAAGTGGTCTGCTGAAATATTAAGAGCAGACGGAACAACTGAAAATTTTGAACAAGACAATGCAATAGAAGCTCTTTATAAGCAAACGATTGTAGACGCAATGGTAAGTGATGATGCTTCTAAGATTTGGAGAATGGGTGGTGCATTGCATAGTAATGATGGAAGTGGGCAAGGGTCTAACACAAGTAGCCTGACAGTTCCGTCCACAGGTACAGGTGGCATTGTTTTAAATACGGGTGGTTCATATTATGTGGGTGCTCAAACTACATTAGGTTCTCCTACATCTATTACCAATGGATTTAGTATAACATTTACTGGAATCGTTCGTGCAACTCAAAGCTATACAATCTCTGCTATTTATATAAAAAGAAATAAGCTAAGTGGTAGTAACAATAATTATGGACTAGATATAGCTAGTGGTTCAAACTGGTCAAGCACAACTATAGGTAATGGAGATCAATTAACAATAAGCTGGGTTATACAAGCCGTAAAAGGCTCAACCAGTATTTCATAGGATATGTTATGGTAGGAATATTTGATTTAAAAGTCATAAGACCAAACGAAGGAGTTGTACAGCAAGTCGTAAAAAGAAATGCTATAGATACTAGCTCAACTGGTCTTATCTCAAAAATTATTGGTCACTTTGACGACACTTCAGGAACGGCTGGTATATATTTAAATCCTAACTTTGGATTTGCTTCATATACATCAGGTGGTAACGATAATAATGCTGTTATTGGTCAGTCTGGAATTATAGCTATAAACTTGCCAGTTTCTTTAGGTTCATATACTGGACAAGGTGGTGACTCTGAAACGGACACCACATTGCTATTTAAATACAATCAAACAGAAGATGAAGCCTCATCTACAAAAGCACGATGGAAAGCCCAGGCACAATGGGTTAACAGTGACTTTGAAGCAAATATATCATCTATGGAAAGTACAAGTAATTATATTACAGAATTTAAATTAGGTATGAGTTTAGCCTCAAATTTAGAGGTCTTTGACACACCTTTTGCTTCTTGTACGCTTACATCAAGCGATAGAATACAACCAGCACTAAATGATATTATTGATATAACGTGGACGATAGAAGTGAGCTAATGAATGGCATCGATAACATTTGGAAATCCTACCAGTAGTTCTGTATTTGATAAAGAAACTACTGTAAATATAACTTGGTCAAGAACACCTTCTTCTGGAACGTGGGGTGTTTCTGCATTATATCTTTATCGTGGAACAAATTTTGTAACCACTATTGTATCAAATTTAAATGGTGCTTTAACTAACTATAGCTGGACAATACCTGAAAGTATTGTTGCAGATACAAATTATACAATACAGGTACACACCACTCACGACGATGGGGGTGGGGGTAGTCCTTAATGGCTATAAATAATGTAACTGCAACCAGTCAACAGTTTACAATACAAGAGCCTCAAAGCATTGTTCTTAATGCACCAAACTCAGGTTCATTTCAACATACTCAAAACATTACAATCCAATGGACAAAGACTAATTTTACAGATAACGTAGATTTATATTATACAACGTCTACTACTTTTTCTACATCTAATAATATTGTTACAAACTATAATACGCATCCCTATGTTTGGAACGTACCATCATCTTTATCAGGCTCAAGCATATATATTTGGGTACGCAAAGTAAATGATTCAAATGTTAAAGATAGAAGTAACAATGCAATATCGATTACTGGTGCAACAATATCAAGAACATTAGCTGAGGTTATAAATAAAAGCGATACCCCCACTAAAACAACTGGAATATGGAAGCACGTTAGAACCTTAGCTGAAACCCTAACTTCGTCTGATACAGACTCTAAGGTATCAAGAACGTGGTCATTTATAAGAACTATAGCTGAAGGAATGACTGCTTCAGATACATCATCTAAACAAACTCGCCAGTGGAAAAAGATTAGATCATTAGCAGAAGTGTTAAATCCATCTGACACTGATTCTAAAGCAACTAGAAATTGGATTAAAATACGAACACTAGCCGAGGGTTTAGTTATGTCAGATAGTGATTCTAAGGTAAGTAGGCTTTGGAAAAAATTTAAAACTTTTGCCGAGACTTTAGCTTCAAGCGATACAGACTCGTCTGTCGCAAGAGTTTGGCTTTTTTCACGCACAATAGAAGAAGGTTTGGGTACATCTGATACAGACTCAGATGGTCATTTGAGGCTTATTAATGAAGAAATGAGCGTCACAGATACTTGGGTAAAGTCTATACAAAAATCTGGAAACGTATATGAATTAAACGCTGGTGGTACAGATGAGGCATTTCAAGCTATATACAGGACAGGCTGGATAATGCCTAATAATTTAAGTAATAACACAATAATTAGACGTGTAAACCTTGATTATTTAAGTGATAGTGATGTTACGCTTAAAATATTTAAAGATGATGATTACAGTACACCTTTTGCTACAAAAATACTACCATCATCTCAAACGGCTACTCACGATAGTATTAGGTTAGCTACAAGGGTTAAGTATTTTCTAATCTCGATTGAGACTACTCAATCTTCAAATGAGAACGTGCGTATTGAAAAAATTGAAATAGAGGTAGATGATTAATGGCAAATTCTACAATATATCACTTAGGTGGTGCTGATGGGGAGCAATTTACAACGAAACGTAAGACTGGTTGGATACCTCTTACTGATATGTCACGTAATACAACCATTAGACGTTTAAACGCACGTTATTTAAGCTCTGAAGTCATCACTGCCAAGATTTATGCAAACGGAGATAGTTCGTCTGCAATATGGAGTTCACCTACTGGACAAATGAGTGCCAACAGTAGTAGTGGAGATAAATACAAAAGCCTTGCTGTGGGACGCAGAGCTAATAGCATAATGGTAGAAGTATCAACTGCTTCTACAAGTGCGACAAACATAGAAATAGGCAAATTGGAGGTTGAAGTAGATGGCTAAAAAGAAATTTGGCACTGAAAGAAAAATACAAAGCGAAGTTGACAATAAGCAAAACAGCATTGCATTTGACAACAAAGCTGTAACAAAAGAAGATTTAGGAATGGGAGATTTTAAGTTTACTAGCTTAACAGCCTCTCAATTAGCACCAGCAGACCCAGCAAATGACGAAGGTCGTTTGTATATAAGAGATCGTGATGGTGTATTGTATTATATAACAGCAACTAAAGTAGGATAAGTATGTTAGGTAAAATATTAACAGGAGTCGCACCCTTAGTATCGCCATTTATGGATGCTTTTGTCGGAAACAAGGCAGAAGATTCATATGAAAGATTTTTAAAAAGCAGAGGCTTGTCAAAAGCTGATATGAGAAGGCAGTTAAGTGATGCCTCTGGGTTAGAGGCTGATAGGGCTGAGTTAGCTAAACAAGGCGTTGTAGGTAATTTACAATCACAAGGCTTGGGCAATAGTATTATTGGAACACAGGCAGGTTTACAGGTTGACTTAGAAAAAAATAAATCAATCGCCAATAGAGCTTCACAATTATCTAATATGCAAATTCAGCAAGATATGGCAAACGCTCAAGACTTAGCAGACTTTAGACTTGGCAGAGCTGGTGCACAAAGACAAGGCATGGCTGATTTGGTAGGTGGAGCGTTTGGTCAGGGAGGTATGTTGTTGACAGATTGGCTGAAAAAAAAGAACAATAAAGCATCGACAGGAAATAAGGTAGACTAATGGCGTATCAATTTGGCACAAAAAGATTACAGGGTAGCTCAAGCAAAACACCTCTACAGGTGTTATTAGAGCAAGAACAAGCTAACGAACTAAAAAACACTAATAATGCTTACAAAACTATGCGTCAAACACCTTTTCGAGATGTTTTTATAGATAAAGATGGTAAGTATAAAGAATATAGAACAGATAATCAGGGAGTTCAGTACGTGGCAGACCTTACCGAAGCTATGTACAATAAAGCATTAAATGATAACACTAGATATAATGAAGCTAGTGTAAGAGCAGGTTTAAATCCTTTAGAAACTACAGGTTATCAAGAAGAACCAGAAAAACAAAGTATAACAAAAAAGGTCGGGAATATAGGCAAAAAGTTTGTAAAAAATATAGCTTCTGGTTTTTCAGGTAAAGATAAAGCACCTGCTGAAATTAAAGAGGTAGGTGATGCAGGTAGAGATATACTACAACCTACAAATAGTAATGCCGTTGCAGGAACTAATATGAGTGTAGACAAGACTGTAGGTGGAGGTGCAATTAAATCACAGATTACCGATGACAAGCTATCTAAACCAGCAATAGACCCTAACAACCCTACTGAAATAGCTTACAATAAAAGCTTAGAAACTAAAAAGCCTCAAACTTTCGCTGGAACACCTGAGACAGAAAAAGCCTATCAAGATAGTTTTTCTCAAAAAGGCAAACCACCACCTAATATGTCTGATAGGGATAAGGCTAATATTGCTGATGATAGCTATAGAAAAAAAGCATTTGAAAGAGACAATAAAAGAAGAGAAATACAAAACATTATAGATATAAAACTCAAGCGTAAGCAAAACTTTTGGGGCAGAAATATGGGTTTTGGTAAATCAAAACAAACGGACGCCCCTAGACTTGCTTTACCAAGTATGGCTGATGCAAACCAAGATGCTCAAACACAATTAGCTAACGCTCGTGCTAACGCTCGTAAAGAAGCAATGGATAGATCATTTGTTGCTAGTGCTAAAGCAGATAACAAAAAAGCACAAGAAGCCATGCAGAATTATCAAGATAGTATAGCAAAGCCTAGCCCAAATACAGCATCAGTATTATTTAATAAACCACCAGCTCCACCACCAGAATTACCACCACTTGATATGGTTACAAGAATGATAACAGGTAGTTCTCCTAGAATACAAAGTGCAGGTGGACAGGGCAAAGGAAAAGGTATTGTAAAAAAATCAGCCTTAAAGGGTGCTAGAAATAAAGTATTGTCACAGTTTGCTAAAGATATTAGAAATCAACTTTCACAAATTGAAACAGGAACTATTACTCCAAGAGATTATAAAAAATTCGGCTCATTTAAGTAATGACTGACAAGAATGGATTTCTATATAAAGTTATAAACACCTTTGAAACAAGCCCACGCTCTCAAAGGCATAATAACTATGGTGCTCATATATGGACACCTGAACTAGAGGAAAGGTATGGTGCTCAAAGAGGAGACCCACTTCCCGACAATCCTAATTTATTTACTGCATACTACGATAACCCTGAAACGGGAACTCAGGCATCTAATTTTATTATAGACAATATCTGGGAAAGGTCTGGTGGAGATAGTATGAAGTTTGCATCTATATATACTGGATTACCAGAGACAAGCCCTACAGTTCAAAATTATGCGTCTATGATAAAGCAAAACAAAAGTCAACAAGACTGGGCAGGTGCAATCGAAAGAAGCGATAATCGCAATAATCTTTTAAAAAGAAAAGAAGAGTTACACGCTGAATTTCCAGAACAAGAAAAAGAAGTAGATAAGCTAATAGAAACTGGGCTGTATAGTGCAGATGGTATTAGAGACCAAATATCTAAAGTTAAAGCATCTGTTCAAAAATTTGATTACGATCAGTTTAAAAGCGATGTAATGACTTCATTAGACATATCTCAAGATGAAGTTGAAGGTTCAAAAAATGCGTTTTTAAGAGGCTATGGTAATTTAAAAACCATGACCAATGTTCTAGGGTATCAGCTTGGTATCGACCCTGAAGAAAGAGTTAAGCAAATAGCAATAGAGCAGTCAGGCTTAGAAGATAAACCTGCCTCAGAAACTTTTGAACGGGCTATGAGACCTGATAACGATTTCGGTCAAACATTAAAAGAAATGAAAGCTGACCCTATTGCTGTTGCGACTCAGTTAACTATAGAAAGTTTTGTACAATTTTTACCAGTAGGTTTTGCTGTTGGTTTGCCTCTTGGCATCGCTACTGCGATAGTAGGAGCACCAGCTTGGTTGCCAATCGCAACTGCTAGTGGTATTGCATCATTAGGAATAGAATGGTCTAGTGAGATTTTAAACTCTTTTAGTCAACAAGGAGTTAATGTTAAAGACCCTGATGAATTAGTAGAGGCATTTACTAACCCAGAAATAAATGCTAAAGCAAAACGAGAAGCACTGGAAAAAGGTGTACCTGTAGCTGTGGTTGACGCATTAAGTGGAGGCGTAGCTGGTAGACACCTTAAAATGGCTAGAGGTATGGGTCTTACTAAAGGCATTACTGCTGTAGGAAAAGAAATTTTAGAACAAGCTGGGCTTGGTGGTACTGGAGAATTTGTAGGTCAAGCAGTTGCACTAGACCCTGAAGAAGGTGAAGTATTTAACGTACCAGCAATCGTAGCAGAAAGTATAGTCGAGATTGGTACAGGTGGGGTAGCAGGTACAGTCAGACTGACGTTTGACAATGGAAATACTATTGAAGTACCTGATAATGACCCTCTTGTTCAAGACATATCGAGTGCTAGGCTAGACCAAGAACAACAACCTGTAAATAAAACACAAGAAGATCAGAAAAGAAGAGTAGACAATTTAAGCAAATATAAAGGGCAAATAAATATAGGCTTTACAGATGCTCCAGTCGTAGATGTATTTACAGAAGAAGAGGTGCGTCAAGCTCAATACAACCCAGAAACAAGAAAAGAAGATTTAATTAAGAAAGGAGAAACAGGCTATGTCGATGATGGAGTCAATAGATATAGATTCTCAATCCCAGCACAGAACTACGAATTTGGGGATGGAACTAGACGTATTGTACTTGGAGAAGACGCAACCCAAGCCGATTTCCTTGAAGATACAGCAGAGGCTATCTACACAAGAGTTGGAGAAGTTAATCCAGAACTTGCGAGTGATATCGACCTGTGGATAGAGGGTGTTGTAAACGAGGCTCAATTAAACAATGAGACTCTTGCGTATAATGGGGCAGAGCTGTTTAGTAAATCATTTATGAATGAAATGGGATTTATTGAAACCTCTTTGCCCTCTTATGCAAAACTCCCTGAAAATATAACTAAAGGTGTTTTGGGAGAAATGCAATTAGATGATGGCTCGAACCTAGTTGATGGCATTATACCAACCGAACCTATTATAATGGATGAGCCAGTAGTAGAGGCTGAACCTACTCCAGAACCTGTAGCAGAACCAGAGCCAGTAGTAGAAGCTGAACCTACCCCAACACCTGAACCTACTTCTGAACCTGTCGCAGTTGAAGAAAAGCCAACTAAAACTAAAGAAGCAAAAGGTCTACAGGTAGAAGAGCTAAATACAAATTCTATTGTTATAGACGAAAATAAATTTCAACCTCGTGAAGAGTATAATCAGCAGATGATTGATGATATTGCTGGTAATTTTGACCCAGTTAAGTGGGACGAACCAATACTATGGAAAGACCCTAAAGACAGCAAACTGTATGTAGTCAGTGGACATCATAGACAGTTAGGCGTTATTAAAGGTAGAGTAGATAATGCTACATACAAGATATTGCCAGAAGGCACTACCCTAGAACAAGCTAGAGATTATTCTGAGATAGGTAATTTAGCAAGAACAGAGCAAACTACATTTGAAAATGCTAGTGTTGTAAGAAGAAGATTTGATCGTGGTGACTCATTTGTACAAATAAATAAAGACTTGCCTTCAATTTCTGTAGGTAAAGCAAAGTCTTTGTATAACTTATCATTTTTAGACTCAAAAGGTAAGTTTAAAGATAATTACGAAAATACCAGTGGATTTAAACGTATAGTAAGCACTGCAAGTCTTGTTGGTGGCTATCGTAAAAAATACGATTGGATGACCAATAAGCATGAAGACGATATATTTACATATCTTTATAACGAAAATGCTATTGAAGGTGACGATCAAAAGATAGGTCTCAACTTGTCAATGACCTTAGAAAAGGTCGATGGAATGAAGGATAGACCTTCATCTATTTTAAAGCAGTTAAGAAAAGATACGGCTCGACTACCCGAAGATGCTGACGAAACAACTAAAAATGAAGTAGATGCTCTTGATAATCAAATATCTAGTATAACTGCACAACTTGAAGACACAAAAAGTTTAAGTGAAGAAGCTAAAAAAATAGCAGAAGAAACAAACGCCAAAGAAACAGACGTTTACGAAACATTACGTAAAGATTTGCAATCGCAAAGACGGGACGTAAAAAAGCAAAAGCAAGAGCTAATAGAATCACTGAATCAAGAAGACCCTAATCAAGACTCGTTATTTAGTTTACGTGGTATTAATGAGAAAGAATATGCTAAAGCATTTAACAAAAAAGTTACTAGACAAGAAAGACGTAATGCTAAACGTGATGCTAAGGTTAACGCTGTAAAACAATTTAGAGACTATTTTAGGACTATATCGTCCCAGCTTAATCGCATAAATCCTAAAATAACTGAAAGACTTAGACGTTCCCAGAAAAGAGCCTTTGATATATTAGATAAATATCTGGTAGCTGTAAAACCATTTGGCAAGACATTAAGACGTATGCAGAAAAAAGCTAGGACTCGTAGAGCTAAAGCAGAATACGTGGCGTTAAAACTTGCACTATATAATGGAGATACAGCGACAGTAGAATCTATCTTAAAAACAAAAAGACGTATTAACCAATATAGAGAGTTTGTCCGTTCACACGAGGCATTACACGAACAAGCTATGGCTGTGGGGATAGATATGGGTCATATTGAAAATCATTTTCCAAGAACAGTGGTAGACCACAGAGCTTTCTATAAATATGTAAGTGGTCAGACTGCGACATCCAGACGTAGCAAATTAGAAGAAGCCTTTGCAAGTGCTAGAGAATATAGAGGAAGAGATTTAACTGACGAAGAAAAGGTAGCTATTGCAAACGCTTTATTAAGAGATAAAAAAGGATTATTGAGCAATACTGCTGACTGGAGCAAGACGAGAAAAATTGACAAGCTAACAGTAGATCAATTAAGATTCTACGATGAGCCACATAATAGCTTAGCTATGTATGCTAATGGTATGTCTCAAATGATTGCTACGGCACAATTTATGGGTGGAAGACCAAACAGATTTTCTTTTAGAAAGTTTCCAAAGAATACACGAATAAAAGGCGTAGGTATATACGATAATAAGATTGGTCAGTTCGAACAAAACGAGCAAAACAATCTTTTGGTATTTGAAAGCAGGAATACGCCTAAAGCAATACAGGCAATGGAAGTAAAACGAAAAGAGGAACAGCTTAGAACGGGATTGCCATATGTAGGTCTACAAGACCAAATAGGTTCAATGCTTATAGATTTAGAAAGCGATTTTAAGCTAAACAGGGATGAGGTCGAAAGAGTGCGTACAATATTAGAAGCGTACTACAACGACCAGACAATGAATTCTTTTGTAGCTGGTGTTCGCAATGTTGGTTACATATCTACAATGGGTAGTGTTTTTAGTGCAGTTACACAGCTTGGAGACTTGGGCGTATCTGTGTATCGTTCTGCAAAAGGTAGTGCTATAGGTTTATTGCGACCTTCTACATATACACGAGTAATTAGCGAAATGTTTAAAAGTTTAACACGATTAAACAAATACAAATTAAAACAGCTAGGTGTTGACAATAGAATACTTCAAGAGCTTAGTGATAATCAAACATCACTTCAACGAGCTATGACATGGGTATTTAGGCTTTCTGGACTATCTACAATGGATAGGGTAGGTAAAGAAACCTTTATTAACACCAGTATGAAAAAATATGAAAAAGGTGCAAGTCAGATTGTACGTGGTCGCAACAATAAATTAACTCGTGATTTACAAAGAAGAATAAATCGAAAGTTTAGCCAATCTGAATCTCAACAACTTATAAACGATCTAGCTTCTGGTAAACGTACTGAGTTAACAGAATTATTAGCTTACAGTGAATTATTAGATGTACAACCTGTAGCTAAAAGTGAAGTGCCTATAGGATATATGCAACACCCTAATGGTAGAGTGTTTTATATGCTAAAAACATTTATGCTAAAAAGGTTTGATGTTTTTGTTAACGAAACAAATATGCTAAAAAAAGAAGGCAAACACGCTTCTGCTATGATGAATATGGTAATGCTTGGAACAGTATTAGCTATGGCTGAGGCAGGGGCAGATACAATTAAAGATTGGATGGCTGGTAGAAAAACACCTATAAACGAATTAGTCTGGTCAAATTTATTAAAACTGGCTGGTGTGTCCAGATATCATTATTATAATTTTATTAACAGCAAACCTTCACAAGCTATTTTAAAAATGCTTGTACCACCTTTTGATTATGTAGATGACCCTGTATCCGATTTAAGGTTTCTACATAAACGATTGGATAAATATAAAAATACAAGAGAACCAGCTAAGTATGCTTGGAGAGATTTTAAAAAGCGTGGTGCTAATTGGGTAAGACATATACCTGTATTTGGTAAACATCTATACTGGATGGATAAAGATAGTGAGTTTGCAGAGATTATAAAAGAGTATGCACCACTTATGTCACCTAGTGCAGGTACTGTAAAATTAGAAAAACGTCTTAAAGCACAACGGAATAAATAGTTTAAACATATGAAAATTAAGAGATTTGTAACACTATGGCAGGTTTAACCAGTAAAACTCCAGCATTAACCTATAAAGATTTGCTTACTGTTCATACCGAAGCAAATACAAATGAAGGTTTAGAAGCTACTTTAAAACCAATAGAGGATGGTGAAGGTGTGCAATCTGCTTTACAGATTAGTACAACTGACGTAAATGTAAACGGGCATAACGGAAGTAATGGATTAAAATTAGCTGGAACAACAGTAACTGCAACTGCCGTTGATATAAACAAATTAACTGGACGTGCATTTGGCGACAGTAGTGCAGTAGTAACAGTAAGTGCATCTCAGGCACTTGATCAAAAAACAATAGACGGGGGAACTTTTTCATAAAGGTTAAAATATGGCATCAAATATCTTACAAGTCAAACGCTCATCATCTTACGATAGTGATTCTGACCCTTCATCGTTAGCATATGGAGAGTTAGCTTGGTCGAATGACAATCAAAAATTATTTGTCGGTAGACAGACTGACAGCAATGGAACAACCAATCCATTTCATTTATCTACTCTTAAAGATATTATTGCTGGAAATGGTATTACAAAAACTGTATCTAGTGGTGACGCTGATAACAGAGTTACTATAGCAATAGCATCAACGACAGCAGGGGACGGCTTAGGACACTCTAGTGGTGTATTAAGTGTGAACGTAGATGATAGTTCTATAGAGACTAATAGTGACGCAATACGAGTAAAGGCTAGTGGTGTTACAAATGCTATGTTGGCTGGAAGTATTGCAAATGCAAAATTAGCTAACTCTAGCGTAACTGTTAGTGACGGCTCTAATAACTCAGCTATAGCACTAGGTAGCACTCTTACTTTTGCTGGTGTAGCTAACGAGACTGACGTATCTGAAAATAATGGTACAGTCACAGTTGGAGTAGTATCTAATCCTACACTTACTGGTAATGTTACTGTAACTGGTAACTTGCAAGTAGATGGCACAACTACCACAGTAAACTCAACTACAGTAACTATTGATGACCCTATCTTTACAATGGGTGGAGATGGTAACGGCACAAATGACGATAAGGATAGAGGGATAGAATTTAAATGGCACAACGGTAGCTCTGCTAAGGTTGGATTCTTTGGAATGGATGATACTGATAATGTCTTTAGATACATTCCTGATGCGACTAACACATCTGAAGTGTTCAGTGGTTCTGTAGGTAATGCAGAGTTTGCTTCAATTAAAGCCACAGCAATAACTGACGCTACGATTGAATGTGGAACATTCTAAATGGCTAGTAATACTCTTCAGCTAAAAAAAAGTAGCACTGCTGGAGATACCCCACCTATTAGTGGAGGTACTACATTAGTTGCTGGTGAGATTGCAATTAATACAGCAGATAAAAAATTATATTTTAAAGACTCTTCAGGCAACTTAAAATACTTTGTAGAATCTGATGAGGCAAAACAAACGGCTATTGATGAAGCAGTAGCCCTAAGTATTGGACTTGGATAATGCCAAATAATTTTAAACTTAAAACCAAAGCAAACCTAACCACTTCACTTGCAACTGTATATACAACTCCATCTTCTACAGATACAGTAGTTCTTGGCATTTCTATTGCTAACACTTCTGCGAGTAGTAAGACAGTAGACGTGCAAATTGTGTCAGATACTAGCGACACAGAAACCAATGCCAATGTTTATTTAGGCAAAGGATTACCAATACCATCAGGAGGTACACTCGAGATTATGCAGGGGAACAAATTAGTTTTACAAGCTAGTGATGCCATAAAGGCTAAGGCTAGTGCTGGTTCTTCTGTAGACATTATTGTCTCTATTATGGAGATGACCTAATGGCTTATTACGGTAACGCTCCAGCCGACGTTGCTCTAGTCGTAGGGCAAGATGTAATTACAACCACCGAAATCCAAGACGCTACTATAGCTACGGCTGATATTGCTAGTGACGCAATAACTGCAACCAAGATAGATGATGATGGCACTGGATTTCAAATGGGATCACTTGGACTTGGTACTGCTGTATCAGGTTCTCATAAACTTACTGTAGGTGGTACTGCCACATTTAGTGGAGATATTACTGGTACACTCGCCACAGCATCTCAAGGAAACATTACCTCAGTAGGCACTCTTACAGGTTTAACTACATCAGGTCATATATTAATTGATGCAGACGATAAAGCATTAGTATTAGGTGCAGACCAAGATGCAAGTATTTGGGCAACAGATGTGGGAAATGTTTATATTGGAAGTGGTCAAGACTATAGTCTTAGCTCAAGCGATACTGAAGGTTGGTTTAATTTTAAAGTAGGTACAAGTGGAGAATCATTTTTAAATATAGTTGGTGGTGAAGGTGGTGTATCAAGCCTTTATATGACTGCCGACCAAGCTGATGATAATGCAGACAGGTGGAGATTGCAATCTAAAACTAATGGACATTTTACAATATCAACTCTATCTAGTGGAAGTTACGTTGAAGCATTAACTGTAGAGGGAGATGGAACTGTACAAACTGTAGGAGCATTACAGCCATCAGGAAATGTCTCTGTTGGAGGTTATGCAAAAACATCAAATTATTTTGAAACAGCAGGTGGTAGTGGTGGACAACAAGCATACAGTTCTAGCGTAACATCATCTTATAGAGGTGGTGGTTTAATAAGATTCTTTACTGACAATAATGTATCTATATTTAAACTAGGTAATGAAGCATCTCCTTATGGTGGTTATTTTGGTACGTTTGCAGGTTATTCACCAAGTGGTGCAGAGTTAATGATACTTGGTATTGATGGTGTAAACATAGGAAAGAATAGAAACTCTGAGGTTATTGGATTAAGATGTAGTACAGGAGGTACTCTACAATCAGGTGCAGGTGCAATTAATGCTACAAATGCAGATAATTGGAATTTAGTAGTTAAATCAACTACAGGTGGAACAATAGCTAGTGGTGGGGGAATGGGATATTTTGCACTAGGTGATAACTACACTACATCTGATGCTATTTTACAAGTTAGAAATGATGGTAATAGGGGCAGTAAAGGACACGCATCAGGTTCTTCATTATTTAAAGCATCTTTTAATGATGCTACAGCTTTTGAAATTAAAAAAAGTGGTCAAGTTCAAGTTCCAGGCGAATACGAACTTATAGAAACAATTAGATTAGCTGACAATAGTTCAGATTTTATAAGAAGTGTAAATTGTTTTTCTAATGATTATACAATGTTTAAAATTGTTATAGGGCATATAGGTGTTGAGACCGAAGGTGCTGATATTTGGATAAGATTTCTTTTAGATGGAGATGGCAGTCAAGCAAGTAATTCTGAGTATAATGGAAATACACATATAGTTACTTCAAGTTCAACTACTATAACTAATGTAGCAGAAGCAGGAAATAGTACACATACTATATTTCATAATGCTTGGGATGACCTTGCAGGTGGTGTTCATGGAGAATTAAAGATTTTTAACGTAACTACTCCAACAATTAGTGGCTCAAATACAGACAGGGGTGATGTTTATAGACCTTATGGTTACGGAACTCTAGTAGGGTATAACACTAGCGAGTCTTACTCAAGACAAGATTCTCATTTTAGATACAATACTAATTTAAATCCTGATAGATATACTGGGTTTAGAATAAATGCTAGTACAGGAAACTTTTCAGCTAATTCTTATATACAAATTTTAGGAAGACGAGCATCGTAATGGCATTAACAAAAATTAAAACAAACGGATTAGCAGATAACAGCGTAACTGACGCAAAAGTAGCAGACGCTATAACTGTTACAGGGGCACAGACAGGAATTACTTCAGTAGGTACTCTCACAGGATTGACTGTTAGTGGTGATGTGAACTTTGATTCTAACACGCTGTTTGTGGATGCTTCAGAAAATAAAGTAGGTATTGGCGAAACGTCTATGGATGCATTATTAGTTATAAAAGGCAATTCAGACGCACATACAACTCCATCAATACGATTAAAAGATGGTTCTGATACAAGAGAAACTTGGATTTCTAATACTGCTGGAGATTTAGTTTTAGCAAATGGTGGAAATGATAATGTACCACATTGTATGATTAAAATGTTCGATGGTAATATTATGCAGTTTTCTACTTCAGGTCTTGAAAGAGCCCGTATCACACCTGCTGGTGACGTAATGCTTGGCAACCAAACAATGACTGACCACCAATATCAAACTTTAGGTATTAGAGGTGATGCATCTGATGGTGTATCAAGTGTTACTCTTTTAACTGCTAACGCATCTAATACAAGTGGAAGAAATTGGGGTATAGCTTCAAATTATTCTGCTCACGGAAATTTAGATTTTAGATATTCATCAGATAAAGATGCAACTCCTTTTGCTAATCTAGCTATGACTATTCACTCTGATGGGAATGTTTCAATAGGAAGTAGTGGTAATGGCGATAGACTTTATATTACTGATGGAGCTTCTGCTTACGCTAGTGCTGATAGAATGCTTCAATTAAAAAGAAATGCAACAAATGGAAATAATACAACTTCTTTTTGCTCTATGATGTTTGGTAATAACTCTAATGCTTTTACTATTGGTTACGGAGGAACTACAGATAGATTTAGATTTATAGATGGTGGTGGTAATGAGCAAATGTCTATTACAAATGGTGGTGAGATTGCTTTTCAAAGTGTTTATGGAAGAACTGTGGGAGCTACTAATAGAGATTTATATATTGGTGATGGTGGTGATTTAGGTTATGTATCTTCTGTTCGTGAACATAAAATGGATATAAAATCATTATCTGATGTAACATGGTTAAGCGATTTAAATCCTGTTAGTTTTTATAGAAGAAATATTAAACAAGATGGAACTTATGGAAAAACAAAAGATGGTAGTATTGAATATGGTTTAATTGCTGATGAAGTAGAAAAAGTCAATAAGGATTTTGTTTTTTATGATATAGACGAAGATGAAAATAAAGTATTAGCAGGAGTTGAGTATAGACAGTTAATCATTCCAATGCTCAAAAAAATACAAGAACTATCATCAAAAGTAACAGCATTGGAGAAAAATTAATGGCTAAAGCAAAGATGGTAAGTATGGAGGGTTTAACTCCAAAACAAAAGGCTACAATGAAAAAACATTCAGTGCACCATAGTCAATCACATATGAAATATATGGTTGGAGTTATGCGTAACGGTAAGTCCTTTAAACAGGCTCACGATCTAGCTATGAAGAAAGTAGGTAAGTAATGCCTTATATAGGTTATAATGTAACTAACGCTGGTAGCTTTGCTCTTGTAGACGATATTGCATCAACCTTTAATGGAAGCAACACAGCCTTTACCCTGCAAGTTGGTGGGGTCAACATTACACCTAACGTACAAAATTTATTAATTGCCATTGATGGTGTAGTACAACAAGCCCCTGACGCATATAGTGTGAGTGGCTCTACTATTACATTTACTGGTGCTCCAGCTAGTGGTGCTGACTTCTATGGTGTCTTGATGGGTCAATCATCATACGTTGAAAATAACAGCATAACAGCAGATGAGTTGGCAGTAAGTGGAGATGGAACAAGTGGACAATTATTATCTACAGATGGAGATGGTACATTTAGCTATATAAATCAAAGTGCTGTAACAGCAGATGCTAACGTATTATCAGGCACAACCTTAAAAAGCACAGTAGTTAATAGTTCTCTTACTTCAGTAGGTACTCTGACTTCATTAACTACATCAGGAACAATTAGCTCATCAACAAGCTCTACTACTGATTCAGCATTAACACTTACAGATGCAGGTGTGGCTGATTATAAATTTACATTTCCTGATACAAGTACAATAAGATTATCAACAAGCACAAGCTCTACTAAAGTTTTTGACCTTTCAAATGCAGGTTCAGGTAAAATGAAATTATCAGTTGATGGTGGATTAAGACCAATTACAGGTAGCGACTACTCTTTAGTATTAGAAAGCACTAATGAATTAAATTTTTACAATGCAGATGGTTATGCTGATTCAAACAGAGCAACTTTACATATTAATTATTCAGGAACAGGCTCATCTGTAGACCTTGCTAATAGTGAGTTAGTAGTAACAAAAGGTACAGGCTCTACTTTTGCAGGTGATGTAAATGTTACAGCAGATGGAGCAAGGTTATTTGTCAAATCTTCTACTAATGAGCTAGTTTCTATTGGTAGAGCAGGTTCTTCAGG